TCTTCCACCTATTCTAATACCCATAAGGTAGTGGTCAACGATTGGTGGAATCCTATCAATGCCCACAGCCCCAAAAAATCTAGGGGTTACATTTATATTACCAATACTTACAGCAGCAAAGTCCTCTAAGCCGCTTAGTTCTAACCCATTCCTATTGTTATTTAGATATACAGCCAAAATGACCTGTGCGTGTTTTACCCTGTCTGGGATTTCAGTATCAAGGTAATAATCAGCAACTAATCTATTTGGAAAGCTCAAACCATACAGGTTAGTGTATGTGTCAGGTTTCCTTACTCCTGATCTAGGCCATTCTAAAGCTTGAGTATCAGATACCCTAGCACCTAAAAACTTCTCTCTGTCTATCCTTTGGGCTGCTGTAAAAAGCGCACGATTTTTATTGTCATTGCTTGAGCCGTCCCATGCGGCAGCGTCATCACTAAGGACTAAACCCTCAATAAAAGAGTTTGCATCATCAAGAGTTATATAAGTGTTGGCATTCGCCCCACCAACAGTAGCATCAAGAGAAATCGCCATTGAGTTTTACCTTTTTGGGCTTGGATTTTGGTTTTGGCTTTTCAAGAGTTTGAACAAGTGAAGCTGCTTTGTGGGCAGCCTCATTTTGTTCTCTCATTCGCCTAAAAGCGAACATAGCCATTAGCTTGATGCACCTTTAAGAGCAACAAAGTTAATAACAATAGCTTCACTAAGGTTTCCAGCAGATACGTTTGAAACTGTCACTGCAAAAGATCCAGCAGCAATCGCATTTGCATTAACCAAATATGAACCAGCAGTTCCAGCAGAACCATGACAAGCAACAACAACATCTGTTGCTGCAATCTTGCTGTTAGTTACTGTGAAAGATACTTCTGTGCCAGCGTCAAGCTGTGCATTGTTCATTGTGATTTGTCCAGACTCTGTGTTTAGAGTTACACCTGTTGATTTGTTTGTGGCCTGAGTAACAGTTCCACCATCTGTTGGGCCTACTAAAGATCCAGCAGTTACTTCAAATAGTGATGGCATGATTAATCCTGATTAGATACGTTAGTAGCTCTAACAATACCGATATTCTTTGTTTCATAGACTTTCGACCAAGAGCCTACAGTTTCGAGAACGCTGCGAGAGGGATTTACAGTCGATACTGCATATTTCAACCCAACAGGGTGATAGATATAGTGGAGATCCACTGCCATAGCTTCTTCCAAAGCTAAAATATCACGATCAGTTTGTGTTCTGATTGGTGCTTGCTCACCTGTAACAACTGCCCCTTGTGTAAAGAAGAATGTTGAATACTCAGTTGAAGCTCCAGAACCTGTTGTTGGAATATCGTCAGAAACGATAATTCTTAAACCACCAAATGTCTCAACAACATTAGGGCCATCAAAAGCTCTTGTTGTGCTACCACCTGTTGCATCTGAATCTGGTGCGCCAGTGTTGTCGTAGATACGATCAATCATATTACGCTCTAGCAAATCACCATAAACATTAGAGTGCATTGCTATTGCTGTAAGCTTGCCGCCCTGATCTCCAAGCTTTGATTTAGCTCTTGCGATATGACGAGGGCTTAATACTGTAGGAGAATCACCTGACTCACTGTC